TTATATTGCTAGGGTTGAATATTTGGAAAGGGAAGGTAAGGCAACAGAGGAACAAATACAAAAGAAAAATGAATATAAAAAATCTGTAAATATTGATGAAAAAATACAAAGAAGAATTACATTATTTGAAAAAGAAGAAAATAAAGGAATGTTACTTTCAGAAATATTCGATTTTTATGGTAGTGTTAAGAAATTTGAAAAGGCTTTAAAACTTGAAAAGAGTTTAGGTCTACTTAATGAAAATGATGATTTAGCAGTAGATTATGATTATTATAAATGGGTTATGACAAATTATACAGAGGACAAGCATGATTATTTTATGAATTGTATTAAGAAGCATATATTAGAAAAATAAGTAATATATGATGGATAAGGAACGGCTATATTAGTAGATTACAAGTGTATTAAATGTGATTATAGGATTATAAGTTATAACATATGTTGTGCTATGTGTTAAATCATATATTGAGGAGGAACAAATATGAATAATATAAAAAATGAATTAGATAAAATAATGAAGGAATATAAAGAAGAAATAGAATTAAAAAATAAAATAATAGAAAAGAATTATGAAATGATGAATTTAAAATGTGATGAAGTTATTATAGAGTGTAGAAAATAATTGATATTGAATGTCCAAAGTGGACACTCAAAGAGGCGTAGGTAATGTAAATCCTATGAAAATGGCTAAATGTATTAGGGAGTTAGAAAGAATTTATGGGATTAGAGTGGGCAAACCATCTAATTCGGAAATAATTTCCGAATTAAAATCACAAGAAGATTTATCCAATAAAATAGGAATAGATGAAAGACAACTTAGAAATTACAAAAAACTCAATGAATTAATTCCAGAACTACAATCTTTAGTTGAAACAGGGGTTTTAAAATCTACAACTGCATATAAGATATTGGCAAAGAATTAGACGTTGAATAATTCCATTGCTTCAGTAAAAGGAAAATTTCCTTTAATGTAGAATATTAGAATTATATCAAATATTTTATAATTAGGAGGAGTCATTTATGGAAGAAATATGGGAAGTTACTTTTGTTTTACCTAAAGATTATGGTATAGATGATGGTGAAAAAATTAAAATTAAAGATGGGTGTCAAGTGAATTTAAAAATTAAGTATAGTGAATTACTATTAATTTTACAAGACAATATCCACTTTTTTCACAATGAAATAATGGAAAAAGATACAGAGACTTTTATAGATAAGGATTTTGAGACTAGTTTATATAGTAGGTATAAAGTTGATTATAAAGAAATAGATTTAGATGATAAAACGGCAAGAATAGAATTGAAATATGAAATTTATTAAATAAAATAATAGTTTTAATTAAACACTACGCTTCAAACGTAGTGTTTTTTATTTTGCAAGAGGACAAAATGTCCGTTTGATACAAAAAATTTAATTAAAGGAGTGTTAAGTATGAATATATTAAATTTATTAATGTATATGGATATAACAATTTTGGGAAGTGTAATAATAGTTGTTGCTATGCAGAACAAAGAATTAAATAAAAAATGCAATGAAATTATAAATAAATAAAGATACATCAATGCAGTTTTGCACTAATGAAATTATAGGTAAATAGAGATATAGTTTTTAAAACCTAAAAGTAATTATTCTTCTTTATGAAGAGTGGTTTAACATCGTTAGTACAACATTGGACGGACGAGAAATAAGAAACGGAAGGAGCGGGACATATGGGAGCAGTAACAAATATAAAAAAAATTAATAAAAGTAAATGCAAATAAAAAAAGCATACTTTGTTAAATGGTATGTAGATTCAGATAAATCTAAAGAAAGTTTTGATGCTGAGATAAAGAAACTTGTAAATTGTGAATGGGAGTATGCTATGAGTGAATGGCTTTTAGATGAAGATGTTCAAAATGCTATAAAAGAATATTTAAAAGCACAAAGAAGTATTAAAATGTTACAAATGTATGATGCTATGTATGAAAAGGCACTAAAAGGCGACGTTAAGGCAAGTGAATGGTAGAAAAGTTTTTTGGAAGTGATTTCTTTAATGATTCTGCTGATGAAATTGATGATTATTTAGAGGGTATTAATATTCCTGCATTGAGTGGTGATAAATAATGGCTGTAAGTAAAGAAAATGCTAAAAAATTAAAATATTTATTTGAAGATGGGCATGAGATTGAGTTTATAGAAGCATTTTTTAAAATAGTTGATAAGGATAGTAATACAGTAAATTTTAAACTAACTCAAGAACAAAAATATTTAGTAAATAACATGGAAAAGTTAAATATAATAAGTAAATCGAGACAGTTAGGAATTTCATCTATTACAATTGCTTTATCTTTAAGAGAATGTATTGTATATCCTAACTCAAATTGTTTACTAGTAAGTTACGATCAAAAATCTTGTAATGATATTTTTAATAAACTAAAACAGATGTATAATTTATTACCGAATTGGTTAAAGCCTATTGAAATGGCTAATAATAGACAGGAATTAAAGTTTAAAAATGGAAGTCGTATTACTTGTGTTACAGCGGGGAACAAGGATTTGGGAAGAGGTGCAACATTACAATTAATACATCTTTCAGAATTTGCTTTTATGAAAAATCAACAAAAACAAATAACAAGTATATTACAAGCATTATCACCAACAGGAAAATTAATAATTGAATCAACTTCAAATGGTTTGAATTATTATTCTGAATTGGCTACACAAGCAGAAAACGGAGAAAATGATTTTAAATTATTCTTTTTCAACTGGATAAATGGAGGTAGTCTATTTAAAAATAAGTACATAGAAGCGGTAGAAAAATATAAAGCAAAAAATAATAATAAAATGTTATCTGAAAAAGACTTAGATAGTGAAGAATTAGAGTTGTTAAAACTCGGTGCTAGTTTAGAGCAATTAGTTTGGAGAAGGACACAAATAGGTATTATAGGTAAAGAAAAATTTAAACAGGAATATCCTTCTACAATGTTAGAAAGTTTCTTGACTACAGGAGCATCTGTATTTGATAATAAAAAATTAAATGATGTTGAGAAAGCAATAATAAGTAATAAAACAAAATACATAAAGAAAGAAAATATTTTAGATTTACCAAGTTTATTAAAAAATCATATTGGTAGGTCTTTTTTTTATTTATCAAATTCCCAAGGCAGGGAAACGTTATTATGTCGGAGCGGATTTAAGCGAAGGAGTTGGACAAGATTATTCTGTAGTGGAAGTATTAAATTCAGATGGGGAACAAGTAGCAGAGTTCTATAATAATAAGATTAAACCCTATGAAATGAGTGAGATTATTAATGAAATAGGTCATTATTATAATTATGCTTTAGTTTCTGTTGAGAAAGCCAGTGGTGGACATAGTGTCATAGAGCGTTTGAGGTATGACCTGCATTATATGAATATGGTTAAATACAAGTCCTATGACCAATTTAATAAACTGGTTTGGAACGTGGGATTTGACACTAATAGTAAAACAAAAAGTATTATAATAAATGATTTTGTTGAACTATTTGAAAAAGGACAATTAAAAATTAATAGCAGAAGATTGTTGCAGGAAATGAAAATTTTTGAGATTAATGAAAATGGCAGAATGGGGGCTAGTGGTAGCGGTCATGATGATAGTGTAATGTCTATGGCTTTAGCAATACAGAGCATTAAATATGGTTTTTGGTATGTATAGTGGATTTGGGATTTCCCCCAACTGGGGGATTTCTTAAAATTGAGAAACCGAGTGGAAATTCCCCTTGGTTATAAGAATTGTATTCGGAAGAGAAAGGATTGATAGTATGCAAACAATAGAAAATTATATAAATGATAGATATGATAATAATGTTAAATGGTTTGAAGAAGAATGTAAGCAGGGTGAACATTTACATAGAATTAGTAATGTTTTAAATAATAAATCATATTTGAAAGGTGTACATAGTATTTTAAATAAAGAAAATGCAAAATGGAAAGGACAAGAATATATAACTAAAAAAATTAATACTTCAACAGGCAAAGACAATACTTAATTTCCATAGTACATATTTATTGGGTAAAGAATTATCTTTAATTGGTAGTGAAAGAAAAGTTGAAGAATATGAAAAGATATATAGAAATTTTGATTATGATAATATAGATTTTAAAATACTTGATAATGCTTTAAAGTTTGGTGATTGTTTTGAATATGTATACTACGATACAGAAGATAAGCGTATTAAATCTAAAATAATTAATACTGAGGACAGTTATCCAGTATTTTCAGAATATGATGGATGCTATATAGCATTTATAGAACACTATACAGTAAATAGTAGTAAAATAAGTTACTATAACATTTACTATGATGATAGAGTAGAAATGTGGAATAATAAAGATGGAGAGTTACATTTAATAGATACAAAAACAAATCTAACAGGATTACCTATACATTATCACAATGGAGAAGATGAAAACTATGGTAGGAGTATGCTTGAAGATATAAAGCCTATTCTTAATGAATTTGAAGATATATTAAGTAAAATGAGTGATAGTATATATTGCTATAGTTTAAATCCTTTACCAGTAAGTGTAGGGCAACCTATTAAGGGATTGATTCCTGCTGATGCAGTAGGATATAGTATTAGTATCGATGGAGGCTCATTCGATTTTAAAAATGCTAATATGGATTATAATACCATACAATTATATTTAAATGAAATCCACAAGCAACTTAATATAACCGCTTCAATGCCAAGTATAATTGGAGGCAATACAAATGTATCAAATGTATCAGAAGTATCATTAAAACTTATGTATCAACTTGCAGATGTTTATGCCATGTTAAATGAAAAATGGATAAAGAAGGGTATAAAAGAAAGATTTAAAAAATGGGATAAGATATTAAATATGTTATGTGTTGAGTTTAACAATAGAGAATATGTTGATATAGAATTTAATTATTCAAGACCAATAAATCAATCAGAGTTACTTGAAAATCTAAGTAAACAAAGAAATATGGGAGCAATATCAATAGAAACTGTAATAGAAAAATCAGATTTAACTAAGGATAAGATACAGGAATTGGCTAGGTTGAAAAGCGAAAATATAGGGGACAAAAAAAGAGGATATTAAAACAGATGGAAATAAGGAATTTGGTATCACTGAAAATGATAGCGGGATTAAAAATAAGTCGGTTAAATACGGGAAGTGATGGGAAATATATAAGTGGTAGAAGTGTGAAAAATGTTGATATATCAATGGTTGTACGTTGTGGACAACTGGGGAATATATTTAAGATAAAGTAGTAGGTTAATATAATGGGAAATAGTTAGGAAATAATTCAGCGTATATTTCCCCACTGTTATATATTAGTTATAGGTTCTATAAGTTTTATTTATGATAGTAGGGTACGAAATTATTTCGTTTGCACCACTATTCCAGTTTATTAGTTTAATAGTTTATTATGATAAAGTGATAGTGTTGTATGTGGCTACCTTCTACTTATACTATGTGTATCAGATTAACCTTCACCTTCAAAGGGGACGCTATAACATCGTATCCTTAGTATCAAAAGGTATACTATTAGATACACTATCTATGTTACTATATATCAATGCTTATCCACGTTTCAAAACTTCATTAAAACATTTATGAAACGTTCCGAAATATATTGACTTATTGATACGGTATGATATAATTAAAGTATCAAAAGGTTAATAGGAGGTTTTGATACATGGGTAGAATATATGGTTATGCAAGGGTAAGTTCAACAGACCAAAATTTAGACAGACAAATACAGGAATTAAGAAAATTTAATAAAGATATAGTAATGTTTACAGATAAAGAAAGTGGTAAAGATTTTGAACGTAAAGAATATGAAATAATGAAAAGAGTAGCAGGAGAAGGAGATACAATAGTTGTAAAAGAACTTGATAGGCTAGGAAGGAATAAAGAGTTAATTAAACAGGAATTAGAATATTATAAAAATAAAGGTGTAAGAGTAATTATATTAGATATTCCTACTACAACACAAGATTTAAGCAATATGGATGAAGGTATTGCAAAAGAAATGCTAAAGATGATAAATAATATATTAATAGAAGTATTGGCTACAATGGCGGAGCAGGAAAGAAATAAAATTAAAAGTAGACAAAAGGAAGGTATAGCAATTGCAAAAAATAAAGGTGTTGAATTTGGTAGACCTAAAATTGAAATAGATGATAATTTTATAGCGGTATATGATAAATGGAAAGCAGGAGAGATAAAAGCAGTTGAAGCAATGGAACTATGCAACATGACTAAGGCAACATTTTATCGTAGAGTAAAAGAATATGAAGGTAGGTAGTCAGTTTCAAATAACTGGCTATTTTATTTTGTTCAAAAGTAGCGGGAAATATTATTAAATTAATAAGATAAATAAAGTTTTATTGTGAAAATAATTATTTATTCCCCCTTTCTTCTGAAAAAAATCCTAACTAACCATATTTTTACCCACAGAAAAATTTTGTAGTCAGACAATCTTACTCAGCAATTTTCGGAAGTCCTATTTTAGGATATCCCAAAAATCCGTTATCCTTTTGAGGGATAGCGACATTCGACAACTACTTGGCGAAAATACCAACTGTAATATAAATTCTTAATTGATAGGGACAAAAAAGTCATTATCAAACTTTAGTTTCGGTAATTTACCGTTTCCACACAGGTGTGTCCAATTTTGGCTTCACCTAACTCGGGGATAAAGTATCCATAACTCAATACCAAAATGGTAATAAGTTTTTAAAAGTAAACTTCAAAATGAAGTTAGGATAGGGGGTTTTAACATGGAAAATATTTTTACAATAATCGCAAATCAAAGTCCAATGTTAGGTTTAATGTTAGTATTTTGGTTCTATCAACGAAAAGATTATAAAGAATTTGTAGACAGAGTTCAAGAAGAAAATAGCAAAAGAGAAATCAATTATCAAGAGACTATTAAAAATTTAAATTTAAATCTTAATAAAGTTGATAACATTGAGGAAGATGTTAAGGATATAAAAGAAAAATTAAAATAGTACATAATATATCCTTTAATTACAGTATATGCTATAATTGGTATGTGAAATTGATTAGGGGGATAAATTATGAGTAAAAGAAAAAATATTATAGCGTTAGTCGTATCTTTAGTTATTGTAGGAATACTTTCAAGTGTAGGAACTTATTATTATTTTAATAATAAAAAAATCAAATAATACAGTAAAAACACAAAATACAAATATAATAAAAAAATAATGATAATAAAATAAATGGGTATGATATATCACCATTAACTAAAGAGCAATTTCAACAAGCAATAGAGTTAGGCAAAAAATATAAAAATGTTGATAATGGAGTTATGAATAAATATGGCAAATCTCGTTCTATGGAGAATTTTAAAGAAACTAAAGGAAGTAATTTTGCTATATATACTCCATATCTCAAAGTAGCAGATGTGTCTCAAACAATTACTGAAAAGTATATAGAACCAAATATAGATAATATTATGGAAGAATTAAAAAAAAGAAAAAGCAAGTTTAAAAAAATATATATTGTGCAGCATGGATTGGTGGAGATAGCATAGATTTTGTGAAGAATTTACATATAGTACTAAGAGTCTATTCAGAAAGTGGCAAACAAACAGTAATTCAACCCCAAAATATCATTAGTAATGATCTTAATGGTAAACCAACATCTTTTTTCCCAGAAAGTCCAGTATATTATGATGCTATTGCAGGAGCATTTGATTCAGACAAAATATTACCGTTAAAACCAAAGTATTTAGAAATGGTAATCATTTATCCAGATGGTTTTGAAGTAAAAGAAAAATTTGAGTATGATAAACTAAATAAGTAATTGATAAATCAAGATATAGGAGTTTTATCCTGTATCTTTTTATTTACTTAAAATTAAAGGAGGTCTTAAAATGAAAGTATTAGATAGATTGAAACTTGAGTTAAATAACAAAGATTATTTTAATGATGAAGAATATACAATATATTTAGAAGAAAATGATCTAAGCGCTACAGATGAATATATAAAAAAAGATATGCAGAAGGATTTACTTATTACAGTAGTAGATATTTTAGAAAGCGTAAGTAATGACGTAGATTTAATGAGAAAAATTACTGATGGAAGTACAGAATTTACTACAAATGAAGCGTATAAATTATTAAGAAAAAGAATTGAGGATATAAAACAAAGAATTGCATCTATACCAGTTACAGAAGAGGATTATAGTAATGTAAGTTTACTTTTTACAAGGGGTAGAAGGTAAATATTCGTACACTTATGTGTAAAAACTCTTATCACTAAAAATGATATAAGGAAGGTGATAAATTGAATACATTAAAAAAATCATTTTAAACAACAATTAAAAAGAAGCGGTAAAAAGTGTATTATAAATAACAACATATGTTCGAGTTGCTTTTTTAAAGAAATAAAAGATAAAGAATACATAGATACAAAACATATGTTCATTGATAAAGATGTAAATCTAAGTCAAGGGGATATAATAGATTGTCTAAATCAAAAATGGATAGTAATACAACAACAAGAGAATTATAATAATGTTTATTCTATATATACTGTAAGAAGAATAAATAATAAATTAAATTTTAAGTTTGGAGATGGTGTATATTCTATTAATTGTATTGTAGAAGATTCAATTCAAACTATAACAGGTGATATACCTCTTGCTGATGGTAAAATACAAGTAATAGCACAAGCAAACAATATAACTCAATATTTAGATGAAGGTATAAAGTTTATTCTATATGGTAGGGCTTATCAAATTGAAGGATATACACAAACAGAAAAGAATATTATTAAATTCTATTGTAAAAAAGGACAAATAAAAGATAATTTAGATGATTTAGAAAATGAAATCGCTTATAATGAAAAATTAAA